GGAGCAACCGAGTGTGCTATTGAAGCTGGTTATTCTGAAAAGTCAGCAAGACAGATTGCCAGTCAATTACAAAATAGAGAGAAGTATCCAAAAGTGTATGATTACATTTTGATGCTACGCAATGAGCAACATAAAAAATACCATGTTAATTACAATCGGCACATGAGAAGATTGAAAGAGCTTTCTTTATCTGCAGAAGAAAAAGGTAATTACACAGCAGCTGTTAGTGCAGAAATTTCACGTGGAAAGGCAGCAGGTTTGTATGTTGACAGAAAAGAAATTTTGACAGGATCTATTGATAATATGCCTAAGCAAGAAGTTGAGAGAAGGCTTGAAGAACTTAAAAAACGTTTTCCAAAAGTAGTTGATTCAGTTGCTTTTGAAGTAAAAGAAAAGAATGAGAGAAAGAAATCTAAGCCAAAGAATTCTAAAAAACAGTAACATTGTTAAGTGGTCTCGAGTAGAGTCTAAAACATCTCCAGGAATTCCTGATTTACATGGGTTTTTTGCAGATCCAAAAGATCAACTTGGCTATACCTTTTGGCTTGAATTAAAGTTAACAAAACATAACAAAGTTGCGATCACATCTAAGCAAATTGCATGGCATTATCACTACTACAAGAATGGTGGTATGTCTTTTATCTGCGTTAAGGCCCTCTTACAGAGGGGCGCGCGAATATATACAGGACAAAGGGGCTCTGAGCTGGCACAAATGGGCGCGAAACTTGAACCCGACATGATAATCGACGAACCTTGGAACGAAAACCAACTGATTGAGTTTGTAAAATACACTAAAAATACGCCAAGTCCTCGCTAAGCTAATAAATTAATGAAGGGACGCTGGCAGCGCCTGGCCATCCCATCTCTCCAGTCCCCGTGTGCCTCAAAATACGTTGAAAATACGCCATTTCTATCGCCATATATTAAATTATATCCTCTGGCAGCGCCAGCACCAGGCACTGGCGTGGAACCTGTCTCCTTTTTTCGCGGAAAACGGTCAAAAAACAGAAGATCCCATGCCTGAAGACTGCTGGCAGCGCCGTGCAGCCCTGAAAATACGTTCACCTTCCGCCATTTCGTGTAAGATCTATTACATTAGTAGCTGCCTGGTACTTCAGGCGGAGTTCCGTGGATTAATTTTAGGTTTGGACTTGACATTATAACTAGTTATAACTATATTATTATCATGTGTTGGCAGTCGCACATATAAAAAAGGACTGCCGAAACAGGGCCGGTACCGAATCCGTTTGGAAGTTCCTAGGACGCCGGCCCACAGGAGGAGTCATGAACGAAAAATGCAAAGACGTAGTAGAAGAAAGGTGGAAAGGTCGCCAGAAGGACCTGAAAGACCCTGAGTTTGATTGGTTGGGCTTTAATTATGTTGAACCGGGGACCTGGGACGACCAGTTGGAAGGATATTACCGTTGGCAATTCAGTTGGGGCGGGCCCAGCGATGAGCTGCGCGCGTATGTTAACCTGGACAAGAGCATTCACCGTTTAGAATATTGGTTTCTTGACTGGGGAGATGGCGCCAATGTAATGGTGAATAAGGATGAACACGCTTGGCAGAGAATGGCGGAGATGATTGAGGTGGCAGGATGACAATAAAATACTTTAAGGTATCGCCATTAGCGCTGCGCGCTTTTATATTTTATGCCAGCTGCCTGGTACGCCAGTTCCGTTCTCCATCTGGAAAAAATACGATGAGGCTTCGCCATTTGATGAAGATCTTATTACATTTCCGTGCCAGAGTCCCAGCGGAGTGTATGCCGTGACTTTCTTTTTGATTACTTTTGGTTTGCTTGTGGTCGCTGGTCGAAATTTAATTTTGGCTTTTTTGATGGCGGGTTTGTTAACAATTATTTTTTATGCTAGTTCATTTTTTTCTTGAGTTATAACTTATTATAGGTATTGTGGTCTTTGTTATAACATTAAACAAAGGAGTACATATGTTAAACGAAAAAGAACGAAGCGATTTAACCAAGATTACTTTGCTTATTGCAAAAGGTATTGGTAAATCTTTGGACACTTTTAGGGAAGATGTTCTGAAAAAAGAACACCCTGAACTTGAGCCATACATGTCTGATCGAAATTTTCGATTGGCTTTAATTCATGCATTTATCTCGGAGATTAAAAACAATGAGGTAGATTGTGATAAACCAACTTTGTCATTTAAAGAGTTGTTAGAGGTCGGTGTCAACGCAGTTACATCGGCGATGGGCTGTGAGCCTGTTCAACTAAAATCGATGAACGAAGAAGAGGTTGATAAGATGAAAGCCGAATTCGAAAAGAATCGTAAAACTATGAACTAAACTTTGTAAGGTGGGCGATGTACTCTCGCCCACTTTGGTGGCTCTCCCAACATAAGAAACAGAACCGAGGGAATAGACATTAGGGTACCCCTCGCCACCAAAATACCTAAAGTCCTCGCCATATTGATTTTTCTTTATTACATTCTGGCACACCACCATTCCTGACCTGTTGAAAAAATTGGGGAAAATTAAAAAATTTCCTAGGTACAATCACACAGCCGACTTGCTACAAGCTCATTCTCGTTCAATTATGAGATACTTTTTTTTCATTATTTTGTTGAATTATAACTTTTTATAACTTAAAAAGGTAAATGCATTAATTAGTAATGTAGCCTTAAATGAAAAACTAAAGGAGTTATCAATGGCTAAAAAACTAAATAACTTTGAAACAAAGTTACTTATTGAGTATCGTATGTTTCAAGATATTAAAAACCAAGCAGATAAAAAATGTAAACAATTACAAAAACAAGTTTACGAACTTATCGAAAACAAAGGTCTAACTGAAAAAGAAAATTATATTTTCAATCATAACAATAATGTTTTTTCAGTTAGTAAACATCAAAGAACTTTAACAGACATGCAACAAGTAAGAGATTTCTTTACTAAAAAGAAAGTTGATATGCCTGTTAAACAATCAACTTATTATTCAGTTAAAAATGTAACTAATAATAAAGAACAAGAAAGTTTGATTGAAGAACAGTTAGGTAGGATTGCAAATGCCTAACGATTTGATAAGTCAATTAAGAGAATTAGCTAACACCACTAATCGTGGTGTTACTAACCAAGATCAAAACACTTTCTTATCAAATGCTCAAGATCAAAGAATAGATTGGCAGTTATTAGCTAACTATTTAGATGGAAAGATATTTGAATTCATAATGGCAAATCAAAACGATCCAAGAATAAAAGATTTTGGGATAGAGTTAGCTAGAGACCTAGCTAATAAATTTGGCATAAATCATTAACATTTTATTACGACGCAGGTGGTTATCACCACCTGCAGTTCCTGGCAGCCAGGTGAAAAAATCCAGGTAAGCCCTCGCCACATATAGTTGTTCCTTTTACATTTAATACCACATCTAGAGTCCCAAACCGATTTCTGACAAAAAAAGTCCTTTATGACCCCCACCACCCCCCTTCCCCCCTATACATTTATACATGCAACGTAGCGTGTAAGTTTTACACAAACAATTTATATGCTATAACATCACGAAAGTGATTAAGGGCAAAGACATAGTTGTTTGGTTTTCTTGCGGTGCAGCTTCTGCGGTTGCTGCAAAAGTAACTCTAGAAAAGTATGGTGAAGATAATAATGTAAGAATTGTTAACAATCCGATCAAAGAAGAACACGTAGATAATTTAAGATTTTTAAAAGATGTAGAGAAGTGGATAGGTAAAGATATAGAGTTTGCACTAAGCTCTAAGTTTCCAAATGCATCTTGTAAAGAAGTATGGGATTGGAAAAAGTTTATGTCTGGACCAATGGGTGCACCCTGCACAAAATTTTTAAAAAAGAATGCAAGACAAGAGTGGGAAAAAAATAATAATTCTGATTATCTAGTTTTAGGTTTTACGTACGATGAACAAAAAAGAGCTGAAAGATTTATGTTAACAGAAAGAAATAATCTTCTACCTGTTTTAATAGAAGAAAAAATTACCAAACAAGATTGTTTTGATATGCTTCTTAACAAAGGTTTAAAACTACCTCAAATATATAAACACGGTTTTCCTAATGCAAACTGCATAGGTTGTGTAAAGGCTACCTCACCTACTTATTGGAATCTTGTTAGAAAAGAGTTCCCAAAAGTTTTTGATGACAGAGCAGAACAATCTTATAGGATTGGTACAAAATTAGTTAGAGTTAATGGTAAAAGAATGTTTTTAAAAGATCTACCTCCAGATGCTAAAGGTAAAGATCTTAAAAACTATCACATTGAGTGTGGTATCTTTTGCGAAGAATTTGTAAAATAATATGGATCTAGATCAAGTTACTAGTGATGAAGCTGTAGATCTAATTAAAAAATTAGAATTACGTAAAGCAGAAATAGATACAGCTGAACACTCAAGAGAGGATTACTTATCTTTTGTCAGAGCAGTATGGCCAGAGTTTATTGGAGGATATCATCATAGAAAGATTGCAGAAAAATTCAACATGATCAAAGACGGTAAGCTGAAACGTTTAATCGTTAATATGCCACCACGTCATACAAAATCTGAATTTGCATCTTATTTGTTTCCTGCATGGATGATGGGCCACAATCCTAAATTAAAAATTATTCAAACAACACACACTGCAGAGCTATCATATAGATTTGGTAGAAAGGTACGTAACTTAATGGACCAGGAGGAATATAAAAATGTCTTTAA